GCTGATTTGGGGGATTTGGAGGCTTGTTTGGCTGAGACGGGTGGCTTTAGGGTGCCGCCTGTTTGGGCTTTGTAGGATGCTCGTCCTTTGGCGTTGAGTCCGCCTGCTGGGTTTTTGCCTTCGGATCGTGTCCAGGCTGCGGTTTTGGATGCGGCTTTCTTTTTAGCGGGGGCGGCTTTCTTTGCTGGGGTGCTATGACTTGCGCCTGCCATCACTTTGCCATTAGGCATTACGTGTGTTTTTTTCTTAGCTGCCATGTTGTTCTCCTAGTATTTCTATAGATGTGATCCATCCCAAAGGGATGTGGTTAATGTCTCCTACACACTCAGGTGTGGGAAGTTCAGATTCAAACAAGGTACCCACCAAGGTAATGTATCCTGGTTGGCAATCTTTCCAGTATCGTCCTAAGGTTGTAGCTGTGGACTCTTTGGGTTCATAGTCGTTAGTATCATGCCAGCCTGAAGATGGACTGTAAGCGTCCTTCCATTTAATTCGCAGTTCAGTCCACTCAGGAATCTGTTGTATCTGCAATATTGGCTCCATGATTCCTCTTCTAGAACGGGGCTACGCTTATGCTCGCCCCGATGTATATGCTAACTTGTACAACTTGTACAACCGCCCTTAGGCGGTTTTCTTGTTTCCCCCCCTATAGTCCCCCCCATCGTAACCTGAGAACCATTCTCACTTTTAGGTTACGATTATGACGTATAAGGTATGAGAGAAGAACTTATTCTTACGCCTACACAGCAGCGCTATTTGGACTGGTTGTGCACTCCTCCGATGGAGCGTGTCCCTAATTCTAAGAATCGTATGGCTGTGGAATTGGATGTTGATGTTAAGACGCTACGGCGTTGGGAGAAGAAGCCTGCGTTCCGTGAACAGTGGCAAGCCCGTGTGGATGATATCCAGGGCTCCCCAGAGCGCACACAGGGTGTGCTGGACGTTCTGTACGCTAAGGCTATTGAGGGTGATACCAAGTCGGCCCAGCTTTACTTGCAGGCTACTAATCGTATGGCTCCGCCTACGATTGAGGTGCGTAATGATCGCAAGACTTCTGATTTAACAGATACAGAGCTTGACGAGTTGATTGCTGCTATGGCTTCCAGGGAGAAGGAGTCTCGTACTCTTCGTGTTGTTTAATGGACCTAGAGGAGTGCGATCGCTGTGGCGAGGAGTACCCTGCGACTTGGGTTGGTTGCCCGTATTGTGATAGTGGCGAAAAGCCACATTTCAAACTTGATAAGGATGATTTTTGGAACTAAATGAATTATTGCAGGAACGTGAGTGGCGTTTATGCAAAGGACCTGATGATGCGTCCCCTTCTGACTTGGCTGATGCTTTTGAGCATTTCTGTTCTACGTACTGGTTTATCAGACATCCTGAGCGTGGGCGTATCTTGTTTGAGATGCGTGAGGCACAGACAGAGACTGTTTATGCTTGGATAGCTAACCGTAACAGTATTGTGTTGAAAGCTCGTCAGATTGGGTTTTCTACTTTGGCTGCGGCTTTTGCTTTTTGGGAAGTGTTTTTTTGGCCTGATCGTTTTGAGGTTATGCTTAGCCGTACGGAACGTGAGGCTGCTAAGTTGCTTCAGAAATCTAAGTATGGATATAAGATGCTTCCTGATTGGATTAAACAACGGGGACCTGGTTTGGCTTCCGAGAATCAACTGAAAATGGTGTTTGCTAATGAATCTGCTCTTGAGTCTCTTCCTAGTGGTAATGACCCTGCTCGTGGTGAATCCGTGTATCGTGTCTTTATTGATGAGATGGCGTTTCTTCCGAACTCTGAGGAAGCCTGGGCGTCTATTGAACCTATTGCCGATGTGGGTGGTCGTATCGTATGTTTATCCACCGCTAAAGGTGAAGGGAACATATTTCATCGCCTTTGGGTTGGGTCCCAGAATGGAACGAATGATTTTAAGGGTATTTTCTTTCCGTGGTCGGCGGGCGATCGTGATGAGGCATGGTACGAGGTAAAGAAACGGCAACTGCCTGATTGGCAGCTTGCGCAAGAGTACCCCAGTGACCCTGATGAGGCTTTTGTTCGTTCTGGTCGTCCAGTGTTTGACCTTGATGTTTTGCGGGCTTTGGAACTTGTTGAGCCTGACCGTGGGCATCTGTATTTGGATAACCATCTTGAGTTTAGACGTGATGGTGGTCCGCTCTCTGTTTGGGCTCCACCAGAAGCTGACGGTGTGTACTGTATAGGTGCTGACGTTGCTGAGGGGTTGTCTTATGGTGACTATAGTGTTGCTCATGTTATTGACGCCACCAACGGTGACGTTGTGGCTATGTGGCATGGACATGTGGATCCCGACTTGTTTGGTTCTGATGTGTTGATGGATTTGGGTGACTGGTATAATGGGGCTTTGATTGGTGTTGAAAACAACAACCATGGTTTGACCACACTAAAGGCCCTACAACGTACTGGATATAGAAACATATACAGACAACGTAAGATCGCTAGTCGTAATCCTCAGATAACTGAAACTTTGGGATGGCGTACCACTTCCGCCTCCAAGCCTCTTGCTATTGATGAACTGGCTAAAGCGTTACGTGATGGTGAACTTGGTTTGACGTGTTCCAAGACTGTGGCTGAGTTGCGTACGTTTATTCGTGAGGATAATGGAAAGATGCATGGTTCTCCTCATGACGACCGTGTTATGTCTTTGGCTATTACTAATCAAATGTTAAAGCATGTGTGGCTTCCTGAGTATGCGCCTAGTTATTCTCCTGCTCCTTACACTATGGACTGGTTTGCGGAGCGTATCCCTAAAGAAAAGAAAGAAAAACTTGTTATTGGTTCTTTCAACACCAGAAAGTAACGACTATCATCTATAGTATGGCTTCTTTTCTATGTAATCAATGTTCCAGTTCTTTTGTTGAGGACTCTTTGCCCCGTCGTGGCTCTATTTGTTTCAAATGCCACCTAAAAGGTATTCGTCTTGGATTTACTCAAGGTAAAGAAGAGTTTAAGGGCCCGACTATTGGCGAGCGTCAACGCAAGACTGTTGCAGATGCTGCCGCCAAGGGTATTGTTGCTGAACCTATCGGACAGCGGTGGGTGTAGATTGTCATGGAGTCTTGGATTGTTCCAGTTTTGGTTGCCATCATTGGAGGTCCATTAATGGTTCTAATGCAAATTCTACGTAAAGAGAACACAAATCAACACGCCGAAGGTCAATCACTTCTTAGAGAAGTTATTTCCAAGGTAGACAATGTAGGAACTAAGATTGACAACCATATTGGTTGGCACGATGGAAAGAAGGAATAATGAAAATTACTCAAGAACAAAAATGTGCATTCGCATCGTATGTACGTGCCTCACTAGCCACAGTTCTCGCTGTTGTATTAGCTGGAGAAACATCACCTAAAGCTCTTGGAAGTGCTGCAGTTGCAGCCTTCCTGCCACCAATCGTTCGCTGGCTTAACCCAGGAGACGCAGCATTCGGAAGGACAAAATAACATGCCTACAGTAGGAAAAAAGAAATTCCCATACACAGCAGCTGGGATGAAAGACGCTAAAGCAGCAGCTAAAAAATCAGGCAAAAAAATGTCTGTAGCTTACAAAAAGAAGAAGTAATGGCACCAAGACCCAATAAAGACGTTCTTGCGGATTACCGCAAGAAAATAGATCACTCACGCAAATGGCGTAAGGAAGAAAAATACGACAAGCTTTGGCGACGAATGATTGACTTATACAAAGGCAAGCATTTTAACGACATGAGCGACGAAGATCGGATGCTTATAAATGTTTCTTTTTCTACTATTAATGTTATTGGGCCCAGTGTTGCTGTCAATCACCCCAAAATTACTGTTGGAGCACGAAAGTCTGAGGACGGCGATAAAGCAATCATCACTGAAGCTATTGTTAACTATTGGTGGCGCCATTTTGATTGTCAGAAACAGCTTCGTCGTGCTGTGGACGACTACCTCATTATTGGTCATGCGTGGATTAAAGTGGGTTACCGCTTTATTGAAGAAGAAAAACTAAAGAAGATAACTACAGACGAAAACGCTGAAATATCAGACCCTGAACAGGGTATGTCTATGGAAACGGAAATAGTTGTAACAGAGGATCGTCCTTTTGTGGAGCGGGTTTCACCTTTTGATATTCTCATTGATCCAGATGCTACTTGTGTTGAGGATATGAAATGGATTGCGCAACGCACACGTCGCCCAATGGTTGAGGTCCGTAATGACCCACGATACATTTCCAAGTCCCGCAAAGACGCACAAGCAAGTCATTATTCTAAATGGTCTGCTGAAGATGGTAAACCTCGCCAGTCACGCCAAGAAGATGACGCCTATGTTGACGTGTGGGAATACTACGACATTAAACGTCAGACCATGGCTGTGTTTTGCGACGGTGGAGACGCCTTCTTGATTAACCCAGTTAAGATGCCGTATGCTTTTGGTCATCCTTTTGTGATGATGCGCAACTATGACATCCCAGAACACTTCTACCCTATGGGTGAACTTGAAGCCATTGAGCCTCTACAGTATGAGTTGAATGCTACACGCTCACAGATGATGAACCATCGTAAGCGTTTCTCTCGCAAGTGGCTATATAAGGAATCAGCATTTGATCAGGATGGTCGTGCAGGTTTGGAATCTGACGAAGATAACGTTATGGTCCCTGTTGTATCTGATGAACCTCTTAGTGCTGTTGTTATGAACATGCCTGCTGTGGTTAACCCACCAGACATGTACAACGTGTCTAGCATGATCCTAAACGATATTGACCGTATCTCGGGTGTTGCTGAGTTCATGCGGGGAGGCTCATCTGAGATTAGCCGTACCGCTACAGAGTCCGCCATGATGCAGGACGCTATGAATGCTCGTACATCCGATAAGCTTGCAGAAGTTGAACGTGTTATTGCTGGATGCGCCAAGCGTCTTATTGGACTTGCTCAACAGTATATGACTGGTGACCATGTTGCTCGTGTTGTTGGTTCTAGTGCTATGCCTATTTGGGTTAACTTTGACCGTGACTATATCCTTGGGGAGTTTGATTTTGAAGTTGAAGCTGGGTCTACACAACCTGTTAATGAATCTTTCCGTCGCCAGATGGCACTACAGATGGTTGATGCTATGGCGCCGTTTGTTGGCGCAGGTGTTGTGGACATGGCGGCGTTAGCTCGCCACGTCCTTCAGTTTGGTTTTGGTGTTAAAACACCTGAAGCGTTTATGGCTCCACCTCAACCTCCTGCACCTACTGGTCCAGATGGTCAACCTATTGACCCCAACGCCCAGCAGGCACCCCCACAACCTATGGGGCCACCACCTCTTCCTGGTGTAATGCCAGGTCAAGACCAAGTTGCTACTGGCGGTATGCCACAACCAACTTCCATTCCACCACAAGTGTTAAGCATGATTGCTTCACAAACTGGTGGTTTACCAAATACACAAATGTAACAAAAAACTACTACTATAGAGCAACCTTAGGGACTCTGGAGAAAATATGGAAACTGAAAATTTTGATTCAGAAATTGTTGACCCCATCGAATATGATGGACAAGTTGATGGTGGAGATGAAGTTGCGGAACCTACAGAATACGAATATCTTGATACTGAAGAGTACGGCGACAAATATGTCAAAGTAACTATTGATGGTGAAGAGGTTGAAGTACCTTTTGGTGAAGCTGTTTCGGGTTATCAACGTCAAGCGGATTATACCCGTAAGACACAACAATTAGCTGAAGAGCGTAAAAGCGTTCAATTTGCAGCGGCAATCCAACAAGCGTTGGACAATGACCCGAATGCAACTATTGATCTATTGAAAAGCCACTACGGTTTGAATGAGACAGATTCTTTTGAAGAAGATGATCCTTATGCAGATCCAATGGAGAAACAATATCGTCAACTTGATAGTCGTCTAAAGTCCTTTGAGGACCAGCAGGCGTTTAACGAGTTGGAACGTAATCTAAACAATCTACAGCAGAAATACGGTGAGGATTTCGATGCTAACGAAGTTGTCGCCCAGGCTTTAGCCGTGGGCTCTACAGATTTAGAATCAGTGTATAAGCAGTCAGCTTTTGACCGCATGTACGCTCGGGAACAAGCATCACGGCAGATACAGGCTAACAAAGCTAAGCAGGAACAAGGAATTGTTCAAGCTAAGCGTTCTAGCGGTATTGTAGCTGGTGGTTCTAGTGCTCAGGGAAACTCAGTGGATTCACAACCTATATCATCTCTAAGGGATGCCTTTACGGCAGCTAAACAGCAGCTCGGCATTTCCTAGAAACTTTTCCTAGGAGGAACTACTATGGCAGTTAATGCTAACTTTGATGCACTGTTGTCAACAACACTTGCAAACTACCGTGACAAGCTCACGGACAACGTGTTCACAGCACGTCCACTTACTTATTGGCTTATGGACAAGGGCCGTATCCGCACCGAATCGGGTGGTACGAAAATTGTTGAGCAGCTCATCTACGGTAAGAACACCACTGTTGGACCATACGCTGGTTACGACACTATTTCTTTGACCGCACAAGATGGTATCTCAGCTGCTGAATACGATTGGAAGCAGTATGCTGCTTCAATCTCTATCAGTGGTATTGAAGAAGCTAAGAACAACGGAGAGCATGCTATCATTAACTTGCTTGAAGCTAAAATCATGCAGGCTGAAGAGTCAATGCGTGAAGGTTTCAACCTTATGTTCTTTGGTAACGGTACAGATACTCTTGGTGCAGCTGGTGCTGACTCAGGTAAGTCCTGGAACGGCCTTGGCAACATTGTTGAGTCTGGTAACACCGTTGGTGGTATTAACTCAGCTACTGCTGGTAACGAGTTCTGGCGTTCATACGAACAGAACACTGCTGAAGCTTTGTCGCTTGCAAACATGACCACTGCTTATAACAGTTCTTCTGTTGGTAACGACCATCCTGACGTAATCCTTACTACACAGACATTGTTTGAAAAGTACGAATCATTGTTGACACCTAACCTTCGTTATGCTGATACAAAGACCGCAGATGCTGGATTCCAGAACTTGCTATTCAAAGCTACACCAATCATGTACGATGTGGCTTGTACCGCAGGTACGGTGTACTTCTTGAACTCTAAGTATCTCAAGCTTATTGGACACACAGACAAGTGGTTCTCACAGACTGAATTCGTTCGTCCTGAGAACATGGACGCTCGTTATGCGTTGATCATGTGCTACGGAAACCTTGTTTGCTCAAACCGAGCAAAGCAAGGCAAGCTGACTGCAAAGACAGCCTAAATAGCTATTGGAAGTTGGGGGGCGCAAGCCCCCCTCTTTTAAGTATTTTTTTTAATCTTAATAATAAAGGAGTAGCTATGGCTGCAAAAGATAAAAACGGTCCTGGAAACAACAAGGCATACATGCCAGTTCCTAAGGGCTACAAAGGTAATTGGAATGTTCCTAAGGGTACTCCGTGGAAAAAGGATTCTCCTTACAACCCAGCAAACTCTCCTTCTGCCAAGAAGGCTGCAGAAGCAAAAAGCCAAAGGGATGCTGTTGCTGCACGAAAAGCAGCAAATGCTAAAGTTGCGGCAACACAGAAAACTGCGGCTGCGGCTAAAGTTGTTACAGCTAAAAAAGCAGCG